GTAACTTGCGCGTCATCTTTGTACGCTATCGCCGTCAATCCGTCTAATACCGCGCGTATCAATTTATCCAAATCAGGCGGTACAGTCGGTTCAGATCTTGTAACTGTTTTTGGTTTTTGAAAAATAAATACCATTGTCATTGAAATGGGTTGAGCGCTGGGTTTAGCGCCAGCGTGACGTGCAGCGATAGCAATTGACGCGCGCCATGTCGCTAGGGCTGAGCCTTGCGAGTGAAACACGTGTCCATTGACAGCACTCATCGAACCTTGCGGTACAGGTTTGCCGTCAACTCTGAATTGGATCACACTACTATTGTAACCAGCCCTGTAACAATTGCGTGTTGGTCGCGTCCCTGTTGATCTATCACATACAAATCGCAAGTGCCAATTCGATCTGGCACATCAACATACTTTACTGTTAGTTCTTGGTTATTGATTACAACGTGATCACCCATTTGTAGGTGCATTGGTTGAACAACGGTTGTCTTTAGCAACTGTCACTCCCTGTCTGTAATGGTTACATAAATTGTAATGGTTACAAGTGATCTATGCCACCCAAATAAGCCTCTGAGTGCTGTTTTAAGCCCTGCGCGTCGGTGTCCAACTCTGACTCTGATGTACGCCTTTTGCAGCGCTCTCCAGCCCCGCTAGGTGCTTGCATCAGCCTTACTAGGCTTTCGTGTCGGTCAAGGTAAATCTGATCCATTTCTGCAACCCACTCAGCCATGTCTGCTTCTGCTTCAATCATCAACAAAGCACGCTTGTAGCGCAGGATCTGATCCTTGTCCTGCTTCATTGTTGGTTAGGCACACGCTTTCGGATCAGGCTTTTAATTGACTCAGGCATTGGCACAGCCTTGGCGCGTTGCTTCTCTTGTTCTGCAAACCACGCCTCATTTGCCTTGCGCTCACGCTCAAAGTTGAGTCGTGCTGACTCAACTTCTTGTGCTTTCTTTTCTTCAGGGCTGATCTCGCGCGCTGGCAACGGGTCATCTGCCCAGCGTCCAGCGTTCAACCAAGTGGACGGGTGTGCGGTGTATGACGGGTGTCTGTTGGGATCCCGCGCGTACTGCAATGCGCCGTTGATGATGTTGTCTTGATCCTCTTCTGTGATTGCTTTATCCCAAGCCTTCTTTGCTGCGCTCTTTCCTACCTTCAATGGATACACCTTCCAAAACAAATCAAAGGGTGTTTCTTTGGACGGTTCTTTAGGAAGGTTCATAGGTCGCGAAAGTCGCCCCGTGTCAGGCGTAAGAGTCGCCCCGTCCACGTCGCCAACGTCGCCCCGTGACTTGCGGGTGGTCGCAACGTCGCCCCGTAGCACCGATAGGTTGATTGTGTATTTATGCGGTCTGCGATCCTCTCGGCAGGTTGCAGATCCACCAGCGCCCTTTTGTAACCAAATGTAACCTTTGGCTACCAATGAATTGACTGAACGCTGAACAGTGCGAACGCTGATGCTCGCCTTTTTGCCTATTGTGACTTGGCTTGGCCAAGCCTCAGTACCGTCATCGCTGGCGTGATCTGCAATGACAAGCAAAACCATTTTTTCAGTCAGCGGTAGTTTTGTCAGCCAAACTTCCGACATGAGACGTATGCTCAATTGCACTCCTAATGTTTTCTAAAGTTATTCCAAAGTCAGACAAAGATCTCAATGCCCGTTGCCTTTGAACTGGATACTTCTCTGGCTTATCAAATGACGCGCGTTCAAGTGAGGTCATTCCACCCCACACCCCAAATCTTTCATTTTCGTACGCGTATTGGAAACACTGCTTCCACAAAGGACAACGTGCGCATACCTCTCTGACCGCATTGATGTAGAAGTATGCGTCAACGTTGCGTTCCTCTTCAACGCGGTAGAACAGATCGGTGTACATACCGCGACACTCAGCCAATTCCCAATTCACTTCTTCGTACTTGGGCAACCCACTTCTCCTGTCTGATCGTAATACGAGCAGTATTTGGTGCAAAAGAATGGTGACTCTTCAGGCAACGGTGCTGGCTCATTGTTTTCAATTATTGACTTTACCCCTTCAAGCCACGCTATCCCCGCTAATGCTGTTGGCGCGTCGTAAGTTTCTTTATGAACACGTATGTCTGCCATTTCGCCGTCACGCGGTATTGCAACCAGCGCTACCTCATTGACCGTGTGACCGTTTTGTTCAAGCAACCAGCCATAAATCTGCACTTGCCAGCGTTGTTGTTGTGACGGGAAGTACCGCAATGATTTGACCTTGGTTGTTTTCCAATCCACTACCAAGCCAATGTCCTTGATAAATAGATCCACGTGACCTTTGAGATCACCCGCCTTGAACTCACCCTCAATAATAAAGTTGTCACCAAATGGATCCTCACGCCTAATTGCCTTTTCAATTCCTGAGTGAATAAACGTCCCAAGAATTGCAGCAAGTGACTCTGTGTTGGGGTTGGTCTCTGGCGTTTGTTTCAACTCATGCCACACGCGCCTGCGACAACCACCAATACTGCTTGGACCAACCTCAACTTGAAGTGAGCGTGATCTGCTTGCGTCAAAGGCATTGAGAGACTTGACCAACATCTCATTGAGATCAATCATCAGTTGCCTCATTTGCTTCTTGCGTTAGTGCGCAGATCTCGCAAGCAGATCCACACGTGCTGCACTCACCCTCACTCATCAGTATCTCCATTGCTCAGTTGAATAATTGCTTCTTCTCTTGTGATGTTGTGCTTCTTGGCGTACGCCTCAACGTAGGCAAAAAACACAGATTGACCTAGCGGTGTTTGTGCAAATCCGTTTTCCTCTGTCATGACAACTCCATACTTGTTCGCACTGATGTGCCAACTGATCTAGCAATGTCCACTTGGGTGCGTATGCGTGAAGCATTGGATCTTGCAGCGCGTACTGTTGCTTCTGCAATCGCCATTTTCAAATGAAGATCCTCAGTAGATACCAGCGCCATGTCTGCTTTGTCTGACACAGTAAGTTTTGTATCTTGTTTGCCTGAAAAAGACAAACGCCCGTGAGCCAACGCCAATTCATACTTGGCTTTGGTTGTGTAATAAAGGTGTTCAGCCTCAGCAAGATCTTTGTGTGACTGATCTACCTCATGCGAAAGTGCGCGCAGTTTTTGTTCAATCATCTGCGGTGTAACTATTTGGCTCATGCTGGATCCTCAACTACTTGGAGATCAGGTGCGCCACTGGTTTTCTTTTCTTCAATCAGCATTACCTTTGCTGTGTCTGCGCTTATGTCCATTGGGTCAGGAAGCATTTGGAAACCTGTTTCTTCCATTGCCTGAGCCAATTTGCTAGGCAAAATGTCCAAACGCTTGGCTGTCTCTGTAATACCAATAGCGTTGACGTGAACTGCTGTCACCCAGCCCTGCGGTGCTTTGAATTTTTTTTGATTACTCATTGTGTAAAACTTTCTCCAATTCTCTATTGAGGTCTGCCATGCGTACTGTCATTGCTTCCATGATGTCCTGCAACGTCATTTCTTCAACCATTGCTTTTGTCATGCCTAACGCAAGCGCCAGTTGTCCATAATCGTTTGTGTTCAGCGCTGCATTGACTTTTGCCATTGTGCTTAGCAATTCAATCTTGTTCATTTCCACTCCCAACCAATAATCTCTTTGTTGTCCTCTTCAAGTTTGCATAGGGCAACGCAGTTAAGGTAGTCAATGATTGTTTGGCGATCAACCCCGTCAGCCAGATCTATCACCAAAGTTAGTTTGCTCTGTCTGCGCTTGGCTAACTCGCGCCCATTGACGTATTGCGCCAGCACATACACTGAGGATCTACCGCGCTTCTCTTTCAAGCGTCTGAGCAAGCCAACCTTGTCCAACACCGATAATTGCCCTGATGCTGTGCCGTGGTGCCAGTTCATAATTTCAGCCAACTCAAACCAAGTTAAACCGCGCTCACCTTGCGCTCTGACGTGATTGAGGGTTTGTGATTGATTGAGGCTGGTAGCCCCAGATCCGTCCCAACCCATAGTGCCTGCGTATGGAGTAAGCGGTAGTTGCAGTTCAATGTTACTCACCGTCAAACTCAGCCTTTTTTTGATTGACCTTTGATTTCAAGGTCATGCCAGCAATTTCAAGGTCTGCAATGTCCTTGTTTGCTTCCCAAATTGCTTTCAATTCATCTACGCTCACGCTAAGGTTTGCAGCCTCAATTGCCAATAGCGCTTGTCTCTCGTCAGCAGGTGTCCACTGCTTTTCTTTCACAACCGCCATGCGTGGCTCTTTGCTGTATCGCTCAACCTTCTCCATTTCAGATCTGCTTGGGCGCTTACCTTCTGAAGCCTCCAAACAAAGCACTGAGTTGCTGATTGCGCGCCCAATTGCGCTGGTCTCTCCATTTTCTAGGGCTGAGGTGCGGTTCACAGGCGACGCGCCAACAATCTCTTCAGCGTATCCGCTAGCAACTGCCGTCATGTCGTCTCGGTCAAGATAGATCTCAGCCTTGACAATAAACCTGCGTTCATCGTGAAAAACCAGATCTGTCAATACTCTGGCTTCTGGAAATTTGGCGTATAGCCTGCGTAATCTAACTTCAACCGTCTCGTACGCGTCAAGATCAAACTTACCTGCCATGTGCTTACCTTTCATTTGGGGAGCATTGTCTGCTCTGTCCCGATAATTATGAGCCACAAATTACAAAAGTCAGGGATTGAACCTGGCGCGTCGCGTGATTTTTTTTGTAACCAATGGCAAACTACTGGTATGGCTAAGACACCCGACACCCCGCCTGGCGGCAAGATAGTTATCAGCCTGCACCAATTGTGGGTTGAAGTTGAGCATGAGTCGTCGTACCCAGATCAATTGACAGATCTCAGTAACCGCGCATTAGATTTATTTATTGCTTCACTCAATCACTGCAAAGAGGTTGGCATAGACATTCGCTCAACAGATCCGTTTATTTTTGACGGTGACGATGACGATGAAGATTAGATAGAACTCCAGCCTTGTGGAGTGGCTTGACCGCTTTCAATCCATTCTTTGTGTTTGAGATTTACTTCAGCCCAATTTGTTTCATGGGTTGGTTGATTGCAGTTTGTGCAAATTTCTTTGTTTATTATTTTGTACACGTGGTAACAAATCAATCCAGCCATACTTTATACACTGCCGTCACTCTGCCTTTAACTGGGTCAATGAAATGTAATCGCTGAGACGGTGTTGCGCTTGCCGCAAGCATTACACCCGCGTATCTATTGTCACTTTCCGTACTACCTGTTTGATAGACACTACCTTGACCGTTTGCCATTGCCCATTCTGAGTGCGTGTGGTAGTGACCAATGTAAACATCTCTGAAGTCCCATGGATAAGATCCTGAGCGCCACTTGTTTGCGTGCTGAACGATTGCACCTGGTGAAGCAAATCCATTTCTACCTACCTCATCTCCATGAATAAGCAAAGCCCGATAGTTGCCAATTTCAACGCGCTGTATGTCCTCTGGACAGTCTTGCCACGTCAGTCGCTTCTCCCCCTGAAGCAACTGACGGGCAAGTTCATAGCACATACGGTCAAAGTTGTCTGAGCGTGGCACGTTGTCGCGCTTTGATCCAATGCGCCCATGATTACCCCACTCTGCAATAACAGTGACCTTCTCGTAATTTGACAACGCATACCGCACAACATCAACGCACAATCTGGATACATTGACGTATTGCTCAAACAACGTGGCATCTACCTCAAATGCTTGGGTAGGAAAGTTAAACAAACCCTCAACCATGTCCCCGCCAAAACAGATTGTTACTTCTTTGACAGGGTGATCTGCTCTTTGGATCTCGGTAATGCGCACTGCCTTTTTGCAAAACTCCAACACGCGCTTGCGCATAATCTCACTGTTGTATGAGGTGGTGCGTTTTGCGCCTTGCCAATCCGTCATGTGCCACAACGCCACTTCACCTTTGGTTTTGCGTTTATCAATAGTGGGTGTTGTGACGGGTTCGATCTTGCCCATTGTCAGCATTGCGTCATAGGCTGCTTGGTGTGATGCTTCAACTAGATCTTGGGTGCGCTCTTTGGATTGACGCAATTGTTTCTGCAACCGCATGAGCGCTTGACGCAACTCTTTTACGTCAGTGCTTTCAATTTCGTCAGGTAAATTCTTAAACTGATCTTCAAGGCTCATCTGTCATTGCAATCTCTAATCCGTGTTGCGTGTAGCCCTGTTTGTCTATCCAACTATCTTCATGCGCAGGATTGACTGAACAACGCACTGATTTAAAAAAATCCATCATCAAAGCAACTTGCCAAGCAGGTATGTCGTCAATTCCTAGTAAAGCACCCCACCCCCTACCCACTTGTGCAAAGTTAGTGTGAGCAGATCCGTATTCAATTTGCCTGTTATTTAACACATCATTTACTTTGGACATTTACACGCGCCTGATCTGTGAGCCATGATTGCTTCATTGCTTGTTTTGTATCCTTCAGCGCGCAACACTCGCAAGATTGTTCGTTGTGAAGTTCCGTTTGCCCAAGCCTGTGCGAGCACTTTTTGATCTGCTTCAGGCATAGCATTGACCATAAGCATATAAGCGCAAGGTGGTTTGATTGACTCTTTTTCAAATCTATCTTTAAGCGTCATAGGGGTTTTGCCTCTCCAACAAAAGGGTAACGTAAAAAGATCCAACCGCCAACACAAGACACGCTGACGGTTGGATCTGTTTGTGCTACTTCTTTTTGCTTGCCTTAGCCACCTTGTTGATCTTTGCGGTTACTGCCTCAGCGATCAAACCAAACGCAGGATCAGTCTTGTCAATACCGCGTATGGCTGGACCAACTACTGCTGCTGCTGTGGCAAACGTTAGCGCGCTGAGATCCTGCACTCCTGCTGCGTATAGCGCGCCAGCAGTGATAGCAAAGTGGCGTAGTGCAGATTTGATCATGTCAATGTGCTTTTGTTCCATTGTTCCCCCTTATGGACGTGCAACGCCCATGATTAGTGAGTAAGCGCGTTTTTTTGTGTACACGCCGTCCCCGTTTGATTGAGATCCTTTGGTGTCGCCTGAAGTATTGCCTTCAATGCACCACAGGAACTTTTTGCCGTCATTTTTGACTACGATGCCAACGTGATCTGCCTGTGCGTCAGCGTCAAACTGAAAAAATGCTATGTCACCAGGCTGAGCCTGACCTACTGGAACAATCTTGCCCTTTTTGGCAAACCACTTCAGCCCAGCGTCGCATGAGGCAAATCCCTTTTTGGTTTGCGCTGCAATTAGGTGGGACAGGTTTGCCTCAGCAAAGCACCACGACACAAACATTGCGCACCATGGTTGGTTGTTCAACCCGTACCATTTCCCGTACTTGGTATCGTTGTTGCCTGTCTCTTGATAATTCAATTCATTTTTGGCTGCGTCAATGACAATCATTTGTCGCCTTCCTTCTCTTCAATCGGTTTTGGCTTGGACTTTAAGCCATTGGCAGAAAGTATGCCTGATAGCGTACCAGTAAGAAATACGCACAAAGTTGATACAAGGTCTATGAAAGCAGCGTCATTAGGCGCTTGCGACATAGGTTGAGTCACAAATACCAGCGCGTACAGCATGGCAAAAACTGATCCTGAAAAAACCAGCGCCAAGATAATGCCAATGACAACAATCAACCGCGCGTGCAATTCTTCAGGGCTGTATCTACGTCTAGCCACTTTGAGTCTCCACATTAGGCAATAGATCCTTTGTGCACTGTCCAACTGCTTCGCATTGAGGTGGCACACATTCTGCTTTCTCCCAATTCACAAACTCTTGACAAGGGTAGCGCGTGTACCCCTGATACCCGCACCCGCTTAGGCTAAGCGCGATTAAGCAACAGGCGATAAATTTCATCAACCCTATTCTCCAAACGCTTGATTGACTCACCTTGACGTGTTTGTTCGTCCCTCATGCTGGATCCTGAATTGGGTTTTAATTCTGCAAGGTAATACTTAACCAAGTGCCTCACTCCCATTGCTGCTGCGCCAATCAGCGTTGATACGCCCACGCTCAGCCCAACCCATTGCTCAACAGTCATTTTATGTCCAAGTCAGTATTCGTACAGTGCCGTTTTTATCTACGATCTTGGCTTGATTGGTTGTTGAGTTCAACCAAGCGTCACCAATGCGTGGATTACTAGGGTCTGATGTTACAACAGGAAAGGTAAAGCGTGTTGCTAATTCAAGCAGACGTAATCTGCGGTCAAGATCCGAAAACAACACGCGCAATTCAGGTGTTTGGTTGATGTATGCCATGACGCCTCAGTTCGTAGTTTCGGTCAGGGTCAATGTTACGCGCTCTGGTCCATTCTCGCCTGGTTGCACTTCAATACCAACAATGCGATACACCTGATCTAATCCTGCTTGCACTGAAGTACCTGTGCCCGTTGCAGGAAAACGCTCATCTGTAATTCTTAATCTTGCGTCATCGCCAATTGCATAAGATCCGTAAACAGGCGCGACGTAAGCAGGTACAACAATTTTGATAACGGTAGGTGGATAAGCAACAGCATTGACTTGACCCTCAGCCAGTTGAGCAAGGTAGGTTGCGTCAGTCACGTCAGAATAATTTGCTTGTTCTTCATACAACGCCCAACCAGCGCTAAGGAAAGTTGAGTCTTGATAAGTGGCAGACAATTTACCTTCATTAGATCCAGCGCCCACCGCATACAAAGTGTTGGCAATCAATGATCCGTCCTCTGGATATTCGTACTCAACCACGTTGCTAGCAGGAAATTCAAACAACAATGCGCTTGGATTGGTTGCTGAATACAATTGTCCAATTCTTGGGTAGCCCAGTGTAAGTGTTTTGTTAGGCGCACCTGAACCGTCGTAAGCAACGTCAATGTTGAAGTCAAACCCATTTTCAGCGCGTGAAAGATCTTGCAACGCTGAATAGTAAGTTTTCTTTTCATACTCGTAATAAGTTCTGGACACCAACACGCCTGAAGTTTCAACGCCCACCGCAACCCCAATGTTGCCGTAAGGAACACCCTGAGCCAGTGAAATTAAGTTTTGAGCAATGCTAAGTTGATCTGTGTTGGTAAATACCTGAGTTGAGGTAATTCTACGTTTTTCAAAGTATGACTCAAACTCGCGCGCATTGATTGTTAAAACCTGATTTGAAGATTGATAATTCCGCCCCCAAATAATCCCACCCCATACCAAAGTGCCGTCACGATCAACGTAAATTGCACACTTGCCTGGGATAGTTGAATTGGCAACGTTGAAACCCACTGTGTCAATTCCCGACAAAAGCACGTGACCTTGAAATGCGCCTGCTTGATTGAGTTGAGATCCAAACGACACGCCAGTTAGAGGCAATTCAGCAATAATCGTGTTGGTTAAAAGATCTGCAAGCAGGTATCGGTATGTTGTAGTCATACCGTTACTTTACTTCTTTTGTAGCCTCTGTTGTTTCAATTGCCGATTGTTCAATTATTTCTGAGTCAACAAACATCAAATCAAACTGAGGAACAGGGTAGAACTCGTCGTTGGCTTCATCGTAAATGTCGCCAATCGCTGCAAACTTACCGCGTATGTTGGCGTTGTATGAAGTTTGAACCCAAGTGCCACCTAATCCGCAATCCTTGGCAAGAAAATCTTGTCCACGGTTTTCGTGTTCATTTGCAACCACCAACACGCGGAGTACCACATTGTTTGAATCAATCTCTGCAAAATGCGCCATTTTGTTATCTCCTTATGACCAGTACGTAACTAATGCGTAACCTGAACCGCCTGCGCCACCATTACCAACACTTGCTGATCCAGTAGATAATCCACCGCCACCGCCACCACCAGTATTTGCGCTTGCTGCACTGCCGTTAGCCACAGTACCAGTAGGAGATGAAGAAGGATACAATCCGCCAAACGCGCCACCAAAACCGCCAGGAAGAGCGCCGCCCTTGAAGCCTGTGCCACCGCTAAGATCTGTTGAGGCTGCTGGATAATTTCCTCCACCGCCACCACCGCCAAAACCGTTTATGCCTGGACCACCTACTGTGCTTCCAAATCTCCAGTCCCAAATTCCTGCACCACCAGCACCGCCGTTTGTTCCGTTTCCTGCCACTGTTGCTGTATAAGCAGTGTCACCCATTGGCATAGCAAGTCCTGGACCACCCGCACCGCCACCGCCACCTGCTGGCGCAGGCTCACCACTACCACTTGGACCACGGGAAGGTGCGCCACCTCCAGTGCCGTTGGTTGCGCCTCTAATTCCTTGACCAGATCCTTGCGCAAATGAACCGCCACCGCCACCGCCAACTGCAGTTGCTAGTGAACCAAATGTTGTGTTTGAACCACTGCCGCCAGCGTTAGAAGTGCTAGTTGAACCCGCACCGCCTGCCCCAATAGTCACGGTGTAAGTAGTTCCAGGTACTACCGTGATTGCTCTTTGATTTACGCAACCACCGCCACCACCGCCACCGCCAGCAGCCTGTGCAGAAGCAGAAGCACCAGAACCGCCACCCGCGCCACCAGCAACAAGAAATACCTCAACGGTTGTAACATTAGAAGGTGTGACAAAAGATCCTGTTGCGGTAAATTCTTGAACTTTTTGCGTTACACCGCCACCAGCGGCAGGTACTGTGCTTGAACCCATAATAGATCTCCTTAGACGATTTCTACGCCTGAAATGTGGAAGTTGATTGTCACTGCGCTTGCTCCGCCTGTGATTGTTTGAGCAGCGGTAAGTGCTTGTTTTAAGTCAATGTAAATAGTTGAGTTTGCAGCAATGGTTGTAGTTGTGTGCAAAGCAATTTGACCTGCGCTTGGACCAAGCGCCAAAGTAAAAGTACCCGATGAACTAGCAGTATTTGTAATTGCAATGTTGCTAACAATGGTTGTTGTTGAAGCAGGAACTGTGTATAAAACTGTGGTTGTTGTAAGTGAGGCTGCCGTTCTCGCTAATACTTTCGGTGATGCTGCCATTTACCATGCTCCCATCAAATCAATAAATATGTTGTCTACTAGAGATCCTACGCTATTGGTACCTGTTTGGGTAAGATCTGCCGCTGAACCTAGTGTAACAGTACCAGTCAAAGTAGGGCTGATAGCCAACACATTTGCGCCTGTTCCCGTAATTAGGCTTGTTCCTGTAAAATCAGCGTCCCAAGAAGCAGCAGTCGTTCCTGAAGTCAAAATACAAGTGACCAACCAAGTGTTGCCGCCAGGAATTGTAGCAACCAAGTTACCGCCTGATGAATTGACGGTGAGCGTGCCTGTGCTGTTATTGTGAATTACAAACGCTTCGCCCAACACCATAGTTGAGGCAACAGGCAAAGTAATTGTTTGAGTTAAAGTACCCGTAAAAAATTGAGTTGTATTGCTTGCGGCAGTGAGCGTTGTGGTTCCACCAGCCGTAGCAGTAGTTGTGTATCCGACAGGAATGGTTAAATCTGTTGAAACAATAGGAATTGGACCAGTACCGCTTGCCACGGTAATGCCTGTGCCGCCTTGAACCTCAGTCAGATCTCCAACAGGTAAATTTGTAGTAACAAACGCGCGGGTGTCCGTGATGTTAGCGTTGAGAATTGAAGTTGCACCTGCTGCAACCGCAATAGTGGCTAATGAAATTGAGTTTTGAGGTGTTGTGGGAGCAACTGGAGATCCCGCTGGAGTGCCTGCTAAAACTTGAAAAGTAACTGTGTTGGACGCGCCTGTGTAATAAGCATCTAGGATCGTTACAACAACGCGGTCAATTCTAGGGTTGGACGGGTTGGAAGTAGTTACTGTGAGTTGAGTTGCTGCGTCGTTGTAGAATTGGTACACGCCCATGTTGGTTGTGTAATCTCCAACCACCGCGCCCCAACCTGCTGCAACCTGAACTGCCATGCCTGGAGTTCCTGCTTGCGTTACCGCAAGAGACGATGAACCAATAATGCCCGATGAAGCAATGATTGCTTGCATGGATAGGCGATCATTCTCAGCAGGGTGAGATCCGTTTTGTAACCAACTCGGTGGTGTGCGTAATGCCATGTGCTTCTCCTAGATGTATGCGTTGCGCCAAGTGACGGTTGCCGCAGTGACACCCGCCGTGGTCGTGGATCCTGTCAAATAATACTGCGAAGTGCCTGGTGGTGCATCAAACCAAGTGCCTGTTGAAAGTAGATTACGCGCAGACACCCCGTTGAGCGTGATCAATTTGTTATACAAATCAATCACAAGGGTATCGGTGTTGGTAATCGTACCTGACAGGTTCAGGTATTGACCTGTTGTGACGTTACCCAAAGTTGGGTTGGTGATTGGTCCAGTGATTGTGATTGTTGGGTAAGTCGTAGCCCAGCCAGCATTGACCACATTGGTCAGGGTTGTGTATGAACCAAATCCATAAACAAGGTTGTATGTGCGGTCATACGTACGCCCTGGTGCTGCTGAGACTGACAATGAAGCACTTTGCAGGGTTGAGTCATAATAGTTTGGATCAGGACAAAAAAACTCAACCTGAGAGGTAATCATGCCGTAGGTGTAATTTGGATCTACTGAGGTGCGTAGCGTTCGTACGCGAGCATTAACAAGTTGCTCCCCTGACGGTGGCAAAATGAAATACAAAGGTGTGGTGCCTGAAGTTTGCGGTAGCAGTTTGGCTTGAATTGTGTTGAAGTTGGTTTGCGCTGAAGTAGCCCCTGAGCCAAAAGTCTGAAAAGTAATTGCAACTGTGCGCCCAGCCAAAAAGTCGCGCCCTGAAAACATACCGTCAGCGTAGCCACGGTTGTCATCTTGGTTGCGGATCCCTGGAAGTCCCTCTAAGCCTTCAACAGACAAGATCTGATAAGCAGATCCAGCGCCACCAAAAGACAAGCCATCAAAAGAAAACTCATAACTATTTGTTACAACAGGCATTATCTAACCCCCGAAGATTCAGAGAAATAATACCCGCCTGCGGTGCCAAATTTAATTGCTGTCAAGGTAGCGTCTGCCACAGAACTAGCGCTGGCATTGGTATTGTTGATTGTCTGATTAATAGTAACCCCTGAAGCAGCATTGATCCCAGCCAAAGTGGTTGTATTGGTTGATCCAGCGTTGCTTGTTGCTCCAGAAGTGACAACAGTAGGCTTAGGTGCATTGGCTAACGCGTTTACAGCAGCCTGTTTTGCTCCCAAATCTTTCAAGGTTGCAGCCAATTCTGCTAATTTGACTTTGAGTGCGGCAATGCTTGCGTCTGTGTCTTTTGCGATTTGGTCTAATGACTCTTTGTAAGTTTTTTGAACTGCTGCCAAAGTCTCTGTGAGAGTTTTTTGCGCGTCAGCAAGTGCTTCTTTGTATGTTTTATCGGCTGCTGCAAGCGCCTTATCAAGATCCTTTTTGGCTTCAGCCAATGCTTCTTTGAGATCTTTGTCTGCTTCAGCCAATCCTTCTTCAAGATCTTTGTTTGCTTCAGCAATCTTCTCTGCAAGCGCCTTTGCAGCCTCAGCCAATGCTTCGTCCAAAGATTTCTTAGCCTCAGCCAATGCTGCTTTGAGAGTCTTATCTGCTTCAGCCAGTGCTGCTGCGCGCGCCTTTTCTGCTTCAGCCAAGCCTTCAGCCAATGCTTTATTTGCTGCAAGCAACGCGTCATTCATTGTTTTGGTTGCAGCAACAACGCCTTCATCAAAGGCAGTTTTGGCAGATATCAGCGCTTCATCTAAGGCTGCTTTGGCTGCTGCCAATCCTTCAGCGCGAACTGTTGCTGCTGCCGTCATTGCTTCTTGATACTTGGTGTTTGCCTCTGCTAAGTTTTCAGTTAAATCAGTTTGCACCTGAGTCAGCGCAAGCGCTAGATCTTCAGACACGCCCCTGTACGCGTTCATGAGTTCATCTGTGGCTAACTTACCGCCTGCGTTCATTGTTGTTGCTAGTGCGTCAAGCCCGTAGGTTGAAGTTTTCTCCAAGCCTACAAAAGTGGCTTGCAACTCTGCAATGGCTTCAGGAGACGCATTAAGAATGGATCCTGCCAGTGAATTACCAACTTCTGGACCAGCCGCAACAACTTGTTCAATAAAGGTTTGAGAGAACCCCTGACCTTGCAATAAAGCAGCATTTTTGGCAAGGTCTTTTGCCCCAGCAAGTTTGGCTTTGAGGTTGGCAAGCAGTGAACCCGCGCTCTTGTCCTCACCCATTGCGTCGCTAAGATTTGCCCCAGTCTTGGAAGCAAAAGCACTACGCAGGCGGTTAATTGAGTCTTGAACAATACTGAGTTGCTTATCGCTTGCCGCTTTGGTTAGGTCTGCTGACTTCTTGGCAGCATCAGACTCCAATTTGATTGTCTGAGCAGCAAGGTTCTTTTTAAGATCTGCAACCTTGTCTGCGTAATTTGTCTCAATGCTTTCTTTTTTGTCAGTGTAGGTCTTTTGAGCCTTGATTGATTGTTCTTCAAATCGCTTTTGAAGGTCAGCGTACTTTTCATTGTAAGTTTCGTTGATCTTTTCAACAGTCTCAGCGTGCTTCTTGTTCAGATCTTCTTTTTTGTCTAAGTACGCTTCTTCAATGTCTAACTTTCTTTCAGCGTAAGCCTCTTGCGCTTTAGCGGTTTGTTCTTCAAATCGCTTATGAAGGTCAGCAACTCTGTCGTTGTAGGCTTTTGTGGCTGAGCCAATAGTCTCTTGGTTTCTTTTGTGCAGGCTTGCCTTAGTCTCTGCGTATCTTTTTTCAACGTCAGCAACACGTTCGTTGTAGCGTTCATTTGCCTCTGCTGAAGCCTCCATGAATGTTTTATCAGCGTCAGCAATTGTTTCGTTGTAGCGCTTGTGAGCCTCTGCTGTATCTTCATCGCGCCTCTTGGTTGCCTCTGCAACCTTCTCTTGCGCTTCCAAGATCTCTTTATTCATTTTGTCGTAAATCTTTTTTACGTCGTCCATTGACTTTTTGATTTTGTCAGCCTTGTCCTTGGCTGCTTTTGCGGCAGCAGCAGCATTACCCGCACCGCCACCGCCTGTACCGCCACCGCCTGTGTCGCCTTTGCTAGATCCTGAGCCGTAGGTAAATGCACCCTCACCGTATCCCGCTTTAACAGAACTCTTTAAATCGGAAAGGTTTTTGCTTGTTGTTTTGAGTGACTCTGCGGCATTTTTGGCGCCGTCAGAAATACCTTTTGCCCAACCCATTCCTGGCACCTTTGAAAGCAACCCAGTGAATTTACCAAAACCCTGAACCAATAAAGCAAACCCATTTACAATCATTTGAACGCCTGCAATAACAATACCTCTGAAGGTTTCAGACTTTTTCCAAGCATAAACAAACGCAGCACCCAAAACCGTTAGCGCAGTCACGATCAACCCAATAGGGTTTGCTCTCATTGCAGCGTTGAGCGCCAACATTGAAGCAGCCAAGCCATTGGTTGAGGCAATTGAAGCCAGCGTTGCACCTTTCATCAGTGTTGTAACCACAATGTAAAGTTGTTGTGTAGCCTTTGTTGCAATTATTGCTGCTCTGTATCCGTAAAACGCAGCAGTGGCAGTACCTAGAATGATTGCATACATTTTCAGCGCGTCTGAATTGTCCTTAAAAAACTTTGTTAGCCCTGTGATAAGCGGTATTGCTACCTTCAGCGCATTAAGCAATAGAGTGAACGCTGGCATGAGCGCTTGACCAATGGCTACCTTTGCGTCAGCAAATTGCGCTGATAAAGTTTTCATTGTGTTTGCTGTACCGCTTGATGTGCGTTGATAATCGCCCTGCGCAAGTTTGGTTTGCTCCATTACCAACGCATAAGTTACCTGAGCCTTGATTGCAGGATCCATTGCGCCTTTAATTTCGCCAAAGCCCATTGCCATTGCTTTGTTCTTCAGCGTTACTTCATTGAGTGCCACGCCGTATCGCTTCAATGGCTCAGTCTCTCCAGCCAATCCTGATCGCAATGCGTTGATTGCATCTTCGGTTGAAGTGTTGTTGAAAGATCCTAAGTCAGCAGCAAGTTGAACCAGCGTGGTGGACATTTCAGTTGCTTTGCCTTGCCCAATACCAAACGCTTGAAATAAATTGCCGTATGTTCCTGCTGCCTCAATCGCTGCTTGATTAGACATACCCATGCTCTTGGCTGCTTTGTCTCCAAAGTCAAACACCTTAGAAGCACCTTGTCCAAATACCACGTTCACTTTGGACATTGACTCTTCCATAGCGCTGGCAGACATAACTACATCTTTACCAAATTGCACAATCTGAGTTGCAGCAAACGCAACACCCAATGTTGCAGCCATTTTTTTGGCGCTAGCAATCATGTTTTGCATACCAGTATTTGCGGTAGCAACACTGCCGTCCATGCCCTTGATGCTTGCTTCAGCCTGAGCCAAGCCAGCCTTCAGTTGAGTTACGTCTGCTTGGATCTGAACCAGAATTGGTGGGATTGCTTGTGCCATGCTATCCCTTCACTGCTTTAATAAATGCTGCTGTAAAGATCCTGTTCAATGATCCGTCTTGGATCAGTTGTTCAGCAGCAGGCGCTAGATAAGGGTATTTTACGCCACTTTTCCAACGCGGTGAGCCTAATTCAACTGCTCTAGCATACTCGGTGCTTGCCCCGACAACAGCAACATAACTTCCAAAACCATACTTAACATCAGTGCGGATAGATCTGCGCAGTGCGCCTGTGACCACGTTTGGTCCAGGTCCAGTCCCAGGAACTCGCGGTGTACCTTTTTTGTGAGTACCTGTGTTGGCATTTTTTTGCGCTTGTCTTTGGATTGCAAAACCAGCCGTGGCAATTGCAGTTTGTGCGGCAGTTTCAAGTTGAGTCTCTTGAACCTCTAACCCAGCAAGCACGTCAGCAAGGTTGCGAACAATTACTGCTCCCATTACTCGTTCGCCCTTTCTGCTTTGGCGCTCTCAACTGTCGCTGCAATAGAAATAAGCCAATCTGCCGTTGCAGCAGGTAACTCATCTACTTGGTCAGGTGTCCAGCCAAACCGATCCGCAAACTGATAGTAATACCAATAGTCATCAGGATAGACAAAGGCTTCGTGCCTTTGCCCACCCTTGATAACCCATTTTAATCGTTCAAGTTGTCGGTAAGGGCTTTTGGGTCTGCCTCAGTCTCTTCTGTTTTACCCAACTTTGGGAACAGTGACTTTTGCGCTTCCTTGGTTTCTTCAACCAGAAAGTCATAATCTTCCATTGTGAGTTCGCCTAGCGTCTCAACCTTAACTGACGGGATAATCAAATCAAATGACCAATCAGCAATAAGCATTGCCAACAATGCGTCTGTTAGCGCCATTGCTTTGGATAGATCTCCACCCTCAGCCTCATCTGTAACGCGCATAACGCGCTTGCGATCTTTAACGCGTAGTGCGGCAGGATCTTTAAAGGTGACTGTTGCGCCTGACGGTAATGTTACTTTTTTTGACATTGTGCCTCCATAGTTTGTTTGCCTTCCTGATCATACTAGATAGGGCATTGGGGCGCGGGATCGCGGGAAGGCACTCGCAATCAACCTGACCGCCCCAATGCTTGGATCTATTTACGCGTAGGTACCAGATGCTTTCGCATTCTTTAGTTCCCACTTGATGTTGCCAAATCCGCCTGTTGAACCAGCGTCAGTGGTATTACCCTGTGCGTTGAGATCAACTGAGATCTGTACGTAATCTTGTCCACGCTCAATCACTGCCGCTGTGTATGCGCCCTTTGTGATTGTTGCTTGGATCTGAGTTAGTGCTGCACCTGTTCCCTGTGACCAGTTCAAAATGATTGCTGGTTGAGTGTTGGTTAGGAAGCGTGTGAGTTCTGTGTTGTCCTCCATAGCAAAAGTAAATTTGCCTGTTGTCTCCAACGCGCCCACAAACACTGAGTAAGGGTTTTGTGTGTTAGAGATACCGTAAACAGGGGTTACTGGTCGCTTCATGTCAATGTTACCTGACACTGCGTTGCTTACTGAAGATCCACCAATTGAAACAGTACCGTACCAAACTGGAGTTGGAAGCACTGTGCCAAAAGTAGGTGTTGGAGTTGAGGCTGATGAAGATCCCCAACCTGTTGTCTTTGCGTCGTACTCTAATAGCCCGTCAGCATTGAACTTCAATGAGAAGTCTGTAAATTGCAAACCAGGATAAGCGCGCACTGCTGCTGCGTAGAAGTCAGTGATTGTGTAGGACAATGGCTGAGCGTCTGCTGCTGCTGTGAGGCTGTTCTTCAATGAGATTGTGTGCGTGTAAGGTGCTGAAGCGCCTACTGTTGCACAAGATCCCAAAATACCTGTCAGCGCATAACCAATGCCGTCAGGAAAGCCTGCTGAACTGAAATCAAAAGTTGAACGTGTGCGCCCTGGAATGTAGTTGTAACTATCTACCAATGCACCGCGTAGTCCCTTATCGTACAAAGGATCAATAATGTCTGCTGGCTTGACGCTATCGCCCATTACCAATAGATAGTCGGTTGGTGCAACCGCTGTTCCCTTTGTTGTCTCTTTTGCGATACCTATAAAACTGCGTACGCTATTTTGTACTGACATTTATTCACTCTCCTAATGTTTTGTCTGACGCGGCAGACGTGGCTGGTGGTACTGGGTTTGCTTTGTGTGCGCCTGCTGGTACAACATTAGGCACGTCTAAGTTATCAGGTGCTTCAAATTCGTCACCTGGGTTCACGATGATCCCCAACGTAGGGAACACGCGTGAGTCGGTTCCATTGTATTTGTACTTCATTTGTTCTCCCTATGCGTAGATCATTTCGGTTACTTCAAATTCTACCTCAGCATACGTTTCCGTCATGCCTTCTTCAGCCGTTGAAGGTTCGCCGTAGCGCGTTGTGATACGCGGTTCAGCGCCTTGCCATACCAAAGTACCGTTCGTATCCCCAAATCGGTGATCTGAACGTAGGCGTGTTTTGATAGCGTCAATAAGCGTATCAAAACTTGTCATTGCTGCTTCTGCATTGCGCTCAAATGAGTGCTGGTAGATCTGAAGAATAATTGTGTAATCAACGCGCTTGATACCGCTGGTTGCACCGCCAATAGCAATGCGGCTTTCAGTCTCAGACGCAATAAAGATAATTGCAGCAGCGCGTGAGTCGGATCCAGGCGTTGTATTGACATTGAAATCAATACGCTTTGGAAATGAAGTAAAGATTTGATTGAGATTTGTAATTTGTGGCGTGGACAAGAATGAATAAATTGTCGCGCGTACCCCTGTGCGCCCTGCCATTATCGTATCCTGCGGTAGAGATTTACCATGTCAAGCGCTAATTGAATTTCATTGCCGTAGCGTGTGTTGCCTGTAATCTCACTGCCCTGAGCGCGGGTTGTAATTTGCATTGTGTTTGACTTGTCACCGCGAACACGGATAAACGCTGACGTAATGAGGATACAAGCCTGTTTAATAGCAGTTGGTAGGTTTCCCATGGCTACGCCCGCAGCGTGCGTAAAACCCAGCGCTGAGGTCAAAGGAACAGTGGTAGAACCGTAAGTGTAGGTTGAAGCAACTGTTACTGTCTCTGAATTTGCCCCGTCGTAGATCCGCAATGAACTGCCTGCGATAATTCCCAATCCGCTGGCAACGGTCAATGAAGTTGCGGCAGCAGTAGCGGTCACAATGGTTGTATTGACGTATCCTGCAACGTATGTGTATTTAGTAAACAATTGCTGGCGTGTCGTTGAGCCACCAAAAGATAATGGACCAGCGCTGGAATAGGTTGCTGCCATTTGAGATAGTGGCACCAATACCTGCTGAGACTCAAACCAACATTGCGAAGGATCTGTCAAGGTTTGCAGGTCATTTGGGCTTGCGCCGTATAAAAATGACTCCAGCGCAACAATAGGGTTGTTGTTTGGGTGCAACGCAACGTAGCCTTGGTTATTGACGCGCACTCGCTGAGTCTCTGTGTTTCGCTTTGCTACAAGGTTTTGGTTTAGGTACTCGTTCATGTATGAAGAAGCACGCAAAATGACGTTTGCTAATTCTGCATCTTGCGCTGCTTGGTTGCCGCCTGAAACTAGGTTGTTGATGTCCAGTGAGGTAGGCGCGTTTTTGAACTCTGCAACGGTAAGGTAAGCACTCTCTTCGTCAATTGTGTCAAGCGTGATACCTGTTGCCATGTCTTATTCCCCGTCCCTTTGTGGTTCCCCGTTTGTGTGACCGCAACGCGAACACTTACGAAACCAAGATCCAAAACCGCATTCTACGCAAGTAAATCCTTTTGCAACGTCCCCTTGTGAGTATGGAGTGAGTGTTGCTTCAAAAAAACCTTCAGCCTTCATTGCTCTTGCTGCACTTGGGCTATCTACGTTGTAGATCCCGCCACGATCAGGCTTGTATAAACGCCCGTTGACTTCAGTTTCGCGTACGCCTTTGTCTGATGCTACCAATCTTGCCATGTTTGCCCTCTCTAGTATAAGTGGGGGTGCGCTCACGTGGAACGCACCCCCCTTGCCTTATCTATTCAGTTATTAAGCAGACACAATTCCTGATACTGCACCGTTCCATGCTGGAGCAGTACAGAAGAATGTGCCACGGAAGTATGTTGAGAAGTCGTAGGTGAACTGAGTTACTGGCCACTGGATACCCATGTAGTCCTGAACCAGGAAGTTCGCCCAGACGTCAGATACCTCTGTGTCAGGGATTGGAAGTGTGAATGATAGAACAGGTGATACGCCTGAGTTCAACCATGGGTGTACCACGATGTCCACTGACTTACCTGTTACTTCGTTCTGAAGTCCAGTAACAATAGAACCGTATGTGGTTCCTGTTGCGCCTGGATTGTCAATTGTCAAACGGTAGTTGGCTGTTGAGCCGTTCTTAATTGCGTCTGAAAGTTGCTTACGATCATTTCCGTTCATTAGAACCATGTCTGGATCTGCTTTGACGTTCTGGTACAAGTTAGCAAAAACAGCCTGGTATTCCACGCCTGGGTTAGAGGTAGAGAATGTGCTGTTGATTGTGTTGTTGTAACCTGAGTTTGCTCCAAGCACTGTTGGCAAAATGCCGTCATAGCCTGTTGCGTAAGCAGATGTATCAGCAGAAGCACGTGTTGCAGCAGCGCCAGTTGTTGTGAAAGCAGCGTTGTTACCTGTTAGCCCTGTTGTTCCAGCACCTTGAATTGTGAATGTGCCAGTTCCCTTTAATGTTCCCTGGTACTTCAAGTTTGCTGCGCCTGTTGCGGTTCCAACGTAGATGTTGTAACCAAGTGCGCCTGTTACCGCTGTTCCAACTGCAATTGTTAGTACGTCACCTGAAGCAACTGCTGTTGAGGCTTCTGTTCCAAGAATTGACTCACCAAAACCGTTTACAGAAATACCAGCGTCAGTTGTTACGTTGACGTAGTAAGTGTTTGCTGCAAGTGCTGTCTGTCCTGATGCTACTGGTGAAGCAAGCGTGAATGTAGGTGCTGTAAGTGCGCCAGAATAACCTGAAGCAGTACCGCGTGCCATAAGCATCATGCGCTCTTCCATAAGCATTGTTGCGTATAGAGTTGAGGTTGATGATAGTTGGCGTAGATCCTGATAACCCAAACCTGAGAAATTAGCATCAAATGATACTGAGTCAGATAGTGAGTATGAGTTGTATGGCAGTACTAGATCGTCAGCAGAGTATGAAATCTTTGGACCACGCTCGTAGTTGATTGATCCAAATGTTGCTGTGCTGCTTTCTGTGATACCTGGCCATGTGTTGCCTACTCCGCCTGTACCTGTACCTGTGTATCCAAGAATACGCTTGACACGGTGTGATGTGCCTACGCCCTTCTTGCGTGGAATACGGTTACGTAGAGGTGTTGGACGTGGTGTAAGTAACTTTGAAGGTGCTTCCAAGTCAAACGCAGCAAATGATGTACTGAGTGGGCTTGTGAGAGTAATGTCCTTCTGAATGTCCTGCATTGCTAGGCGCTGTGCCGCTAATGCATTCTGAAGTCCTGCTGCTGCATCAGGTGAAAGTGACTTGCTTGCTGCAAGCATTTCCAACTGTGTTGTAGCGTCTGGTGCTGGTGCTTGTCCTGGAACTGTTGAAGCGTTGCTCAATGACTTGCTAAGTTCAGCAGTGTATTGATCCATACGTTCAGCAGCCTCAACAGGGCTAGATCCGTCAAACAGATCTTTAGCGCGTGGCATTTCAGCCATAGTTGTGGTTCCTTTCGGTTAGGTTTGGTTACTTGTTCAGGGTTTCGTTGGCTTCAGCGTAAAACTTATCCGCTAACGCCTTGTAACCCTTAGCAAGATCTGGGTCTGTTGCTGCATTTGCTTTCGCTTTGTAGGTGGCTGCTTTGAGCACTAACTCATTTGAGGTTCCCCCTAATGGTCGTGCTGTTCGCTTTGGTCCACCCGCCACTGCGAGAGATTTGGCTTGTGCTAACTCAGTCTCCAAACCTATTGCTTTCTCCTGTGCTGCCTCTTTTGCAGCGACAAGCGAAGCAATCTCTGATTTGAGTGCTTTTGTTGCGCTTTCTACCACTTGCTCTACTATGGCATTAAGATCCGCTGAATTATCTTCAGTGGAATTATCTGGTGTGACTTCTTCAGTCACTTCTTCAGTTGCTTCTTCAGTTGCTTCTTCAGCAACCACTTCATCTGCGTCAGCAGACTTAGGTGTTTCACTTGGTGAAACCATGTCGGCTGTTGTTACATCAACGCGCCCGTGTGTTTCTTCAGGTGCGTGGCAACCGCACTCCAAGCACTTGTCCATGTTGGCTGACTTCTTGTTTTCTTTTTCAGCAGCCATGTATTTTGAATAGCACTCTTTTGCGTAATCGTCGTCCATTCCTGCTTCCTTGCAACGTGCCTTAAACTCTGCAAGTGTTTCACCCTTGTTTGGCATCATTTCTTTTGCGTGCTGAGACTTCTCCGCAACAATCATGTCCTCAGCGCCTGTTGCTGCACTGTCCTCAGTGACGTTTGTCTTAGTCATTGATTTACCGTCATGACCCTTGCACATTTCGCCCTTGCACCCGCCTGCTTTTTCACAAGCCATGCACCCTGCGCAGTCGCAACCAATTGTTGATTTAACGTGACTGCTCTTATCGGCTGACATTTCAATAATCTCTTCCACAACTTCACCTTCTGCTTCTTCACCTTCATACCAAGCGTGTAGGTGACTGATCGCTTCAAGCAGGTGAGCAATTGACTGGATCTCGTTGTGACCCTCTTTCATTGCTTCTGCTTCAATTGAAACAAGGTTGGCAAGCGCGTCGCGTGCTGCCTCAAATTGAACCTTGTCAAACTTCAAAATGTCGCCCACAATGGACTTTGGTACTGAGATAGTTTCTGTTGCCATTGTGTTTCCTTCTTCCGTGTTTGTGTCCTCAGATTGTAATGATTTTTTGGTCTTGGCTTTGTATTTTCCGCCACGCTTTTTGTACTCATTGACCACCCATGAATTGGCTACTGCGCTTGGGTACACGTCAAACTTTTCTTTGGCTTCAGCCTTGACTCGGTTGTATAGATCCTTGTCAGCAGGCTCGGATCTTTCGCCACCAGGCAGCATGTTTTCGTAGTCTGGCTTATCTTCCTTCTCAATTAGATCCTCAACTTGAACCACAGTTTCATCGCCACTGGCTGACTTAGCCAAAACCAACTGGCAGTTAGGGTTGGCTGGACGATCCACAAGGCTCACCTCAACAATTTGTCCGTCCACAATACGCCCGTTTGCTGCTGACTTGTCGCGTGTCACGCGTGGGTTCTTAATTCCAATGCTGAACCCTTTGAGTACGCCTGTCTCAACCTTTTTAACTGAAACTGGATCTACGACAAGTGCAGAAATGTAATGTCCGTCAGCCTTTGCTTCATAGTCTGTTGCTACGCCTGCTGCGATGTTGCTGTGTTGCTCTCTGATGTTGCCGCCTGACTTAAACCAGTGAGGCATTGCGCGGTCTAACCAATCGCCGTCGCAGATCTGCTGATCAATGTCAATGCTGTCGTCTGTTGCTTTGCCGTACACAGTCATCGTGCCGTCTGCGTTGCGGTCTGCTTTCTCAATACTGAAAAACGCTGTTGTTAGATTAGACATTGATGATTTCTCCCTGGTTTCATTTTCTCTGATAACTCTTTTTGCCCAAGCCCAACCAGCGTCACCGCCCCATAGTAGCCATGCTATGTAACCTGCGCTGTCCTTGCCCCAACCTTCGCCCTTTTTGTCCACTTCGTGCCGCGCAAAAAATGAATTCATGCGTTTGATTGTTTCTAATGATAGCCCTGAACCGTTAGATAGGTCACGCGCTCGCGCAACCCCTACTTCAGTGCCACCACGGTTGTGCTTTGCTCTTAATTCAAGTCCACGCTTGGCGTTGGATCTGACTTCAGCAGGTGGTACAAAACTGTCAGCCATGATTACGCTGAATACGTTAGAACAACCGCGCCTGTCGCTGAGGCTGCTGCTGAAATTCCATAAATGATGTCACCAGCGCTTGCGTAGAACACTTGTGATGTTGCGTTAGCAATAGTGCGTCCGATAGTTGCACCTGACGTTGTGATTGAAGTGTCGCCAATGAAGATTGCCGCACTGTGCCCGTTGTAAATGTTGATTGGGGTGTTTGGTCTAGCATTCTTGTCCACTTGGTGCAGAATTGAAACCACTGTTTGTGTGCTTGCGTTTACGTGCTTAAATGCCATGTTATTCCTCAATCCATTCTAACTTGACGTCAGCCAATGCTTCTTCAAGGCTCTTCGTAACTTTAGCAGACTCGGCATAAATCCCGCGCCGCATTGCTTCATCTATCCCGTACTGCAACCCGCAAACAGCGTCATACAACACAACACTGTCAGGCATATCTTTGTAATCTAACAACGCATCATAGAATTTGTCACTCATTTCCAATCAAACTCCCTTGCTATTGCGTTAGTAATTGGGTTATTGGTCACGCCTTTGTTCAATACCCAGTCAGCCCATGCTTCAGCGTAGGCTTCTGCTGCGCTTGTTTTACCGTACTGGCTCAGGAATTGATTGCCAATCTGTTCTGTCAGTTTGTTAATCACTTCATCAGCCCTATCAATTTCAAACGTGCCAACCAACTTTTCTCGTATGTGACCCCACTCGTGAGCAATCGTGTATTCAACTCTGGTTGTTGTCTCTGGAACAGCGCTGAACCAAGTGCCGTTGTTTTTTGGGTCAACGGGTCTAACGTCCACGCTTCCTGGTCGCACATACATCTTCTGCCCAAACAAACCGCCACGATTGGCAGCAGCCATAACTCTCTTGCGCTTCTCTGGCGTGTAATGTTTGTAGATCTCGTCAAGCCCTTCATCGTCCACTCTGACAACCAGTGTTTTTAACCTAAACTTTTGCATGTTGTCGTCAATTGTGTCTAACAATGCGTCAATGCTGGCAGGCATTTTTAAGAAATCGGTTTCCTTGACCAAAACCATTGTTAAACCGTTTGTATAAACAACATTGCCCTTTGCCACGTCGCGGTCTGCTTTGAGTTGGTAATTTGAGCGTTCGTTATTTTCCCAACCCTTGTCTGTGTAACGCTTACCTTCTCGCACGTTGGTCAATTTGCGTCGCTGAGCCTCAACTGCTGCAACCGCGCTTTCGCCTTGCTGCGGTCTGCTCCACGCGCCAGGCTTGTGCGCATACTCTTGATCTAACTTCTCTGCAACAGTTAGTTTTGGCGCAGCAGCAGGCTTAGGTGGCTCAACCAAAACAACGCCTTGTTCGTTTGCCTCAAACTCAGGAATGACAGGTAACAATACGCAACGACAATACGGGTGAGCAGGTGGCATTTGCGCCCCTGATCTGAACGTGCCGCCTATCTCAATGACTTGGTTAGCGTTCATTGCGCAGGTTGGGCAAGGGTCAGACACTTCCCACTCCATTTGCTCCAGTTTTGCTGCTTGGTATCGGCTGATTGCACCCTGAGACATGGCTCGGTTGGTTTCAGTAATAGCAATAGATAGCGCTCGCGCAGGGTTGCCAATCGCGTCATTGATTAGTCGTGCTGCGCGGGTGTCGGATAGTCCCTGTTCAATGCTGTCAGCCAGCGCTGTGCCAACTCTGTCGTAGCCAGTCTGGTCAAGATCCTTGATTGTGACTCGCGCTCTGCCTAATAGATCTTGAAATGCTTTGGGTGGTCGCAACAATGCTGCCGTTGCAGCGTCACCTGGTCTCCAATTATCCCAATCAATGTAATCTGGGTTGTCAGCCTTCTTAGCCTCACGCGCTCTGGCTATCGCTTCATCGCCATACGCTTCACCCAACACAAAACCCTCTGCCCAAGTACGTTGCAACACTTCAAGCAAAGGTTCATTGTTGATCCTCATGTTAAGCATTGCCCATGCTCTTGCCCTTGCTCTATCGGCAGCAGGGTTTTTGGTTGCGTTAGGTTGAGACTTGCGATAAGCAGCAATAACGCGCTTTGCGTCAATGCCTTGTCGCAGTGCCGCTTGGATCTTGCGTGCGTTGTTGGTTGCTATGCGCACATCAGCCTTGTGTGCGCCTACGTTCATGCCAAATACGCTTTCGCTAATGCTTTGGCAGTGTCCAGATCCCCGTCATACATACATTGGTTCAGCGCCTCAGCAACTATCGGGTCAATTGTCTTGAACTCAAAATCTCTACCCCTGTCGCCTTTCTTTGCCCACTTCATAAATGCTTGAACCTCTTTAACGGTTTCAACGGTCACTGGTGTTTCTGCAACCTCTGGCTCCAAATTTGGCTCTGAATTTGGCTCTTCAATCGCAGTTGCTTCTGCGCCTTCCAACGCTGGAGCAGTTGTGAGTTGAGCAGCATTGATCAATCCGTCAGGGCTGAACAAGAACATACCTGCACCGCTAACCAAGATTGGCATATCTGCTTGCGGTGTATCCAACAAAGGTAGTCCCATTTCAGATCTACGTTCATTGATTGTCTTACCGCCTGATGTAATCTCAATCTGGTTCTTGCGCGCGTTGGCTTCATTGTCCATGCGCTTGCTTGTCATGAGTTTGAATTCCAACTCACGTGGCATACCAAGATAAGTGTATGAAAGGTTGGTAAGTGTTTTGCTCAACCAGTTTGCTAGTGGTCCAATACCAAGTGCTTCAGCGTTTTCTGCTTGTCCTTCGCTGAACCCTGCGCCACCCAATCCACTCTTTGGTGAGAAACCAATTTCACTTGGCTGAACTCCAAAGTGTCCACAGATTGAGGTCACAAGGTAATCGTCAAGCGTGTCTTTAAACTTCTCGCCATAGCCGTCATTGGTAACTGGCACCAAGCCTGTTGGCAATAGTCGTGCGCGCTTGCGCTGTTCTGTTTGTCCTGCAAGGTCATCATTGAGAATGTTCTCGTATGCTCGCAATAGATCAGGGTTATTACCCCAGTCTGCTGTGGTTGTGAACATCAAATCTGGAATTACGCCGTCAGTGTATTCAGCGCGGATCCATTGTTGTCTGCGCAAGTAAATGTCAGCCAAAGGTAGTGCGCGCTCAACTGGAGAATACCCATAGGTACTCATTGCTCTGCGGTTGCGAACTAGGTACGCAAGGTCATCGCTTGTGAACTCACCGTCAGCAGCAGGGTCATCATCGTTTGCAGTGAACTCAGCGCGTGGGAAACCGTAAAGGATCTGTTGGTAAGCAACGTCTGGCGCTTGTGGTCGCATACCTCTGTCATCAAGCATTGGTTTGATTGTTGTGCCGTCTAGGATCTGCAACCCGTAGAGATCTCCACCAACTGTGCGTTGTGGCCAAATTGCTAATGCGTCAATAACAAGGATCTCTTCTGCTGCAATCATTAACCAATCTGAAAAGGTCAAACCATTGCTGCGGTCTGGGTTTTCCCAAAACTCACGCAAGCGCGTAATCTCATCAGTGAACTCTGCGCGCGCCTTAGCCATTGCTCTAACGTGATCTCCACCTGAGTCTGCTGCAATCTTTTCTGACGCGTCTGTTGCTAGGACAATGTCCCATTCCAATCCAACAAGTTTGCTTTTGCTGACTTCAACGCAACGTCGCAAAATGTCAATCTGATCTGCTGCTGCTCGCAATGTCTTGAAAGGTATGAGACGTGTTTCAGTAATGTTGATGTTTTGTGCAACTTGGTATTCATACCTGCGTGGATCTGGTCTGCCGTCGTCGCGTAAAGGGTTAATAGCACCTGGAGTGATTGGTACACCTGGACCAAATGCAACAGGCAAAAATGCTTCACGTCCCAAAGGCACGTTGTTGCCGTATGACTGTCCAATAGATCCATTGCGCATGTCTTGCTCTGTCATTGTTACTGCACCTGCTGGCAATGCGCGCTTTTCAATTGCTGCTGCAATCTGATTTGCGATACGGTCTGTAATGCGACCCACGTGTATCCCCTTTGTTTGTGCCCTTATCCTACGGCTGGTGTAATGATAGCGCTTCCGCACTTCAAGCACATGGCTGAAGATTTAGGGTTAGGCAAGTTGCAGTTAGGGCAAAAGTTAGCAATGGCGTTAAAGTAGTTAGCAATGTTCTGAGTCCCTAATAGATCCGCAAACCCCTGCACCATTGCGTCAATTCTGTCTGGTGAGTCTGGGTCATCTGGTGTCCACACGGTCATTTGATCTTCTAATTTGGCGAACTCTCCAATGTGGTGAATACGTCCCTGCTCATACATTGCTGCAACTGGCTCAGCGCGTAATCTTTTACCAACGTGCGCTCGCACTTCTCGGATTGGTAGCCCTAATCGGATCTGCTTTAACACCGCGCTCACCATGTCACCGCCCTGATTGACTTCAACCAGGATTGAGTCTGCTTTCCACTCGTCAAAAACTGAAACCGCTTTGCTTGCCCAATCAAGTGGAGATCCCTTGAAAGAGTAATCACCCAACACGTATCCATGCCCTTGCGCGTCTGTTCCCAAAACAATAATGCCTGTCTCGTCACTATCTTTGGTATTGGTCACTGCGGGATCTATTGAGACAACTATCCTTGCCAGCGCTGGAGCCTTCTGAAGCCTGTTTCGCTCAATTAGTCCACGTGTCCACAATGCGCCCTCAACGTCGTCTAAGATCTCGCCAAACAACTCTTGGCGCCCTAATCTGGTACCCGCGTATCTGGCTTCCAACTCCAATAGGGCTGAAGGTGCAAGGTTGGCAGCATTGTCAAAAGTAGATCCACGAGTAATTACTACTGATCCGTCATTGCGCCCTGCTAGCAATCTAATTAGGGCTGTTGGTCTAGGTGTTGTTGTAACAACAATGCGCGGTTTGTCTCCCAAGCGCATACCAAACTGCAACTGATCCCACGCGTCACTGTAACGATAGGCTGCTAACTCGTCACACCATGCGCCATGATGTTGTGGTCCACGAAATCTGTCAGGCTTGTCTGCTGAGAATAGTTTTATTTGTGATCCGTTGTGCAAAAGGATCTCGCCAAGTGATCTGTTCCAATCTTTGAGCGCTTTGTATCGTCTCAAAATGTTCAATACGCCTGACTCACCCTCAACACAGGTATCTCTTGCGTCACCGTAGGTAGGTGCAACTATCGCCCAGCGCGTATTGGGTTGGCTGATTGCTTCCCAAGCAAGCCACTCAGCAGCAGTGCGTGTTTTACCTGCACCGCGTCCAGCCATGTACAACCAAATGTTCCAATCACCGTCAGGTGGTAATTGTTCTTGTCTCGCTTGTTCCTGCTTCCAACGCCAGCGTGACGCCCTGATCCATTCCTCTGAGTTGATAGGCAATGCGTTCAATGTCGGCTTCAATTCCGCTTGCGTCATACGTAACCACCTCTGCTTGGATCTTTGTTGGTGCGTCTAGCCCAAGTAACTTTGCGCGCCTGTCGATAATCTTCAAAACAATCTCTGCTGATTTATGCACTGGCGGGTTATCTCTGTCTCCAATCGCCTCAAACCAATACGCCCTTTGTAATCGGTCTAAGCGATCAATCTCAGCGTCACGCAACTCATCTGCTGGTTGCTGCAACGTGCGTGTCATTGCTCTTTGGTAAGCCTTGAACGCGCCTGAACCGTTTGCATACCCGACAACCTCAGCAATAGCGTCCCAAGTAGCCCCTGAGCGCTTTAACTCCAGCACTTTTTTCTCTTTGTCTATCTGCTCTGGTGGCGGTGTCTTTCTCATCTACGTTTCCTATTCATCAGGAAAAGATTACATTACGCATTAGATCTGCGCCACCTTGCGGTGTGAGTCCTGACGGGATCTCAAATGCTTTGTAGGTCTGAGCAAGGTTGCGGTGCTTAGTCTCTCTACCTTTAACCCATGAAGGGTTTTGTGTTTTGCCTGTTAATAAAGATCTTTGTGCGCGACGCTCAGCGCATAACGCAGGCTCAGTGTTCAGGTAAAACAGGTAAAACTGTCCAATGCTCTTACACAAATCAAAGAAACGTGCGTTGGCTAGTCTGTCGCCTTCTCCATAGATGATTGAATACTCTTTGGCGATCCCTGGTAGCCACGGTTCAATTGCAAGTATCGCCGTATTGCCAAGCGTGTCTGTTCCGCCAAATGCTGGTCTGAGCCACCCAAGTGAGAGTGCGTCCCCATGCGGGGTATGGTGTGATCTGAATTTGATCGGTTGTTCATGTTTGGCATGGTCTATCCAATCTTGCGTAAATGCTTCTGTCAAAGTTGTTTTGCCTGATCCTGGCGCGCCTATCAAATAAATAATCATGTTTGCCCCCTGTTGTAATTTACCAACTATAAACTGTCAAGCCACTTTTCTGCAATTGCTGGCGATAATCCGTACCC